CAAAGTCCTGTTACTAAAAGATTAAAGACCTATAAAAATATAAAACAGGTATGGGAAGAAATTGAATTGTTGGTTGAAAACTGGCAAGATAGTCGTTTTACATTAGGAAGAAATTTGTACTTCCACTTGCCACTATTCATGAATCCTAAATGGATCATCAATGATGACGATTATGATTTGATGAAACAATACATTTGGACAAAAGAATTTAATATTCCAATGGCACAAGATTTAGATAGTGCAGATGCTTATAGGTTAGAAATTTTTGATCACATAAGACAAGAACTTAACGAGATAACTAAATATATGAGTGAGAAACATGGCAGATAGAAGAATAAGATTATTAGTACAAGCAGAAGTAAAAAGAGCCATAAATGATTTAGATAAGTTAGAAAAGCAGACTGATGATAATAAGCAATCTGCAAATGAATTAACTTCTACATTTAAAAATTTATTTGGGGCAGCAGTATTAGGTGCAGGTGCAAGAAGTATTGTACAAACAGCAAGTAATTTTGAGAGTTTAAAAGTAAGACTTATTGCTTTAAAAGGTAGCACAGAAGAAGGTGCTAAAGCATTTGATCAGTTTACAAAAATTGCAGCAACAACACCCTTCCAAGTACAAAATGTAGTAGAAGCAGGTGCTACACTTGAAGCATTTGGTGTAAGTAGTGAAGATTCTCTTAAATCTATTGCTGACTTGGCAGCATTTATGGGTACAGATATTGTTGATGCAAGTGCAGCATTTGGTCGTGCTTTTGCAGGTGGTGCAGGTGCAGCAGACATACTTCGCGAAAGAGGTATTTTACAATTAATAAAAGACGCTGAAGGTATTGATGATTTATCAAAATTAACTTTACCTCAATTTAGAGAAGCACTTGAAAGAGCCATGACTGACCCTGATGGTAAGATTGCAGGTGCAACTGATTTGTTAGCACAAACATTTGCTGGTAAAATTTCTAATATGCAAGACGCAATTGATAATTTACAAGATGCTATTGGAAGTCACTTTTTAGAAGGTTTGGGAGATGCTGCTATGAAAGTTGGTGAGGTTGCAAGAGAAATAGAAACTTTTGTTGAAAACCTTTCAGATGAAAACCTTGAAGACTTAAAAGATTTTGGTTTAACAATAGGAACTTTAGCAGGTGCTTATGGATTGCTTAACATATCAGTAATGATTGGTAATGCTGCCTTAGGATTGTTTTCAAAAAGAGTAGCAGTAATTTTGGTTGCTTTTGAAGCAGTTAATACTGTTATCAAGAATTTGTCTTTGGTACAAGAAAAGACTCTTGAAGCAAGAATAGCATTTAATGAATTTTTATTAGAGCAAGAACAAAGAACACCAAATTTAATTGCTGGAACAACAGAAAGCATTCAAGCAAGTATAGATCAATTCAAAGGTCAGTTAGATGAAGTAAAAGCATTAAATGAAGGTATTTCTTTTGAGAAAGGTGTTTTTGCTTCTATGTTATTTGGTGATGACGAAACAGTAGATGCAGACAAAATCAAAGAAGATATTCAAACGGTTACAGATGCAGTAACAGATGCTACTGATCAAGTTATTTCAGCAGAAGAAGATAACCAAGACAGTAAGAAAAAAACTGAAAAAATAGAAAAAGATGCACATCAAAAAAGAATTGAACAAAATTTACAAACAGCAATTCTTTCAGGACAAACATCAAAACAAGCAGCAATTTCAGTAATTAAAGCAGAAGTAGCAGAAGCACAAGCAGGATTAATTTCAAGTATTATGAAATCACTTCCATTTCCTATTAATCTTGCAGTAGCAGCAGGTGCAGGTGGAATGATAGGTAAAGTTACTGATCAACTGTTTTCTTCTTTTGCAACTGGAGGATCTTTTATTACAAAAGGCAGAACTACTTTACCTATTGGAAGTGGAGTGGTAGTAGGAGATAATGCGAGTGGTATGGAACGAATTGATGTAACACCATTACCAGCACCACCAACAACCGAAAGAAACATAACAATTAATATATCAGCACCATTGGTAGATGAAACAGTTGTTGATACAATAATCCCTGCTATAAGGAGAGCAGAAAAACTAAACTTATGAATGTAACAAAAAGAACAGCAAGTGTATTTTTAGGTAAAAAATTTCATGGTACAAAAAAGATGAGTACCAAGGATAGATTAAAAAAAAGAAAGATAAAGATAAGGAGATTTTAAGGTGGAAGTTGGAAAAGATACTAAATTTACATTCAATATTGAAACACTTATCAGTATTGGTGTAACAATATTTATGATAGTTGGTTTATGGTTTAATCTTCAAGCAGATATAGAGGAAGCAAAAAAGTTACCTGAACCACCAATCAGTAGAACTGAATATGATTTGAAGGATCAAATGATTAGAAATTCTATTTTAAATACTGAAGAAAAAGTAGAAAAATTGGAAGAAAAAGTAGATGATATTAAAGATGATACAAGAAGTATAAATGATACTCTACTAAAAATGAATAATAATTAATATGAGGTATAGACATGAATTGGTTTTATGGTTTGGGATACTTGCTTGGTATCTGTTTGTGGTTATCACCATTACATTCTCAGGCAATTAATCTTAACAATTTTCAAGCAATACAATTAATGAGTCTTGAAGATTGTGCAGTAGTACAAGTAAACGCAAGTTGGAATTTTGCTAACAGATTAGAAATTGAAAAATTAAAAGATTGTTATGTTGCAGAAATTGATCTTGCAAATAAAAACATTGGGGCTGTAATTCAAAAAGAGTGGAACATTAAAACTGTACCAACAATAATTATTTTTGAAAAAGGCAAAGAAGTAATGCGATTTGAAGCAGGTATATCCATGAAGTTTGATGAAAGTGAAATCCTAAGAAAGATACGATTGGAAATACAATGAAAAAGAAAAGAAGTTTTAGAAAAGTACGAAAGAGTAAAGCAGGAGTACCTTTAAAATATCTTTCAGGTTCACGAAATAGGAAAAAAACTGAAAGAGAGATAAAACGAACAGCAAGATTGTATAGACAAGGTAAATTGACTCCTGCGATGATGGACGCAATAAGCAAAAGGAGAGCAGCAAGTGGCAAAAAAAAGAAAAAAAAGAGGTAGTATAAATACCAGTCTTAAAAAATATTCAGGTAAAGGATATTCAATGGCTACTTTAAGAAAGGTTTATAAAAGAGGTTTAGGTGCTTATTATTCAAGT